AGTTAATCCTGCACAGTCAGCTACTGCTGGAGCTGTGGGAGAAGCTATTGGTAAATATGCTGGAGTTGCTGGTCAAGTTATTCAAGGTATAGGTGCATTGAAAGCTGAAAAGAAAGCATTAAGAAATGCTCAACAAATGCGAGCTGTTAGTGATGTATCTTTATTGGCATCACAAACAAGACCTGAACAAACACAAAGAAAATACGTACGTCCTGAAGATATGGTTACATCAGGTAATCAATTAAGTCCTACACAAGGAACAGGAACAAATATTCTTGCTGAAGATGGTGCATCTGTAAAAGGTAAACCTAAGAAAGGTAAAAAAGTAGATGTTAGAAAAGAAACAGATGTAATTAGAATACCTAGTAATGTAAATGCAGGTGAAACAAATTATGTTCGTACAACAAAATCATTAAAAGGTTTAGGTAAAAGAGATAATAAATTACAACAAGATGCAACTAACGATTTTGTTGATTGGTATTCAGATCCAGAAACAAAGAAACGTTTTGCAAAAAATACAGGAATGGATCCTGCAAGATTACAAGATTTTGTAGGTAAAGCATTAAGAACTCCTATGCAAGAATATGATTCAGCAAAAGTTAATGATTATCCTTTAGAGAGTAATGCTGAAGCGGTATTTAGATCTCCTTATTATAATGAATCCGTTGGAGATAAATCACATCCTAAAACAGGATACATAATGCATCGTCCTCAAGCAGGTGATATCCCAGAATTAAATAGTTATGCAACAAATATGTCAAGTGCTATTCAACACGAACTTGCACATGCTTCAGGATTGGATAATGTATTAGGTAATGCTTTATATAGAGCAATGGGTAGAAAACCAGTAACTAAAGATCAAAAAGGTAATTTAAATTACATGGATAGACCTGAAGAATTATATGGTCACTTTCATGAATTTAGAACAAGTTTAGGTTTAAAGCCTGGTCAAAAGGTAACTAGAGAGGAGTTAAAAAAGAAAGTAGAAGGAAACAAACGTGTAAACTCTACTAGTAGATTTTGGCAATATGAAAGTAGTGATGATAAGACTGGTGAGCAAAGTGATAAAGAAATAGATAAGATTGTAAATGCTATCAACACTGTAGCATACAATCCTAATAATAATGACAACGCAACATATGCACAAGATGGAGCAGAGATTCAAAATACATATGCTCCTGATACATTGTATGATGATCTTGGATATGAGCCATTGAGTGACACTACTCAAGTTAAACAATATCAAAATGGTGGATTCCCATGGGATGCTGCTGGTAATTTTGGTGCTAATATTGGTGGTGCTATTGTAGGTCAAGATGCAGGTTCTGCATTAGGAGGAACTATCGGTGGTACTATTGGTAGTGCTTTTGGTCCTATTGGTGGAGCTATTGGTAAAACTCTTGGTACTGTAGCAGGTGGACTTCTTGATACTAATGATAAAAAAATGAAGAGAGCTCAAGCAGCTACTCAGAAGAATATGGAAACTATGGCTTTAGGTCAAGGTGCCCAATCTATACAAGCTCAGAATGCATCAGTAATGGAAGATGGAGGATATGTGTCTAATGATTGGACTCCTCAAGTGATTACTAAATTTGGTGATCATTCTCCAGAAGACGTGTATGATTTTGCACACGAAGGTATGGATTCGTTAAGAGCTGGTGGTCATTTAAAAGAATACAGAAATCCTAGTGAAAGAGCTATGCAAACATTTGCTATGGGTGGTGAACTTAAAACTCATTGGGGAGGTCATATGGAAGAGATGTCTGAGAATCCATATCTACCTGATGGTGGTGTAACTTATATGCCTCATGGACAATCTCATGATGAGTCTGATGGTAATGGAAGAACAGGTATTGGTATTACATATGGTGATAACCCAGTTGAGGTGGAAAGAAGAGAACCTATTATGAAACTTAGAGATGGTTCTACAGGAGAAGATAATCTTGTTGTGTTTGGTAATCTAGAGATTCCTAAATACGGTATAGAACTATTAGGAGATAAAAAAGCAAAAGGAATGAAATTCAAAAACTATGTATCAGATCTTTCTAAATCTGAAACAAAACAAAATAAAACAATTCAGAAGTCTACAGAAGAGTTAGCAGAGTTAACTCCAAGAACTTCATTTGACAAACTTAAGTTTGCTGGGTTACAGGCAAATGTATTAGGTGGTAACATGAAGCTTAAAGAGATTGCTGACACTAAAGAGAAAGCTGCAGCATTACAAAATGCTATTAATGACACAGCTGAAGAGATGGGTGTTGATGCAGACAGTCTTGCTAAAGGTAAAGTGAAGACAGCTAAAACAGGTGGTCAATTTTCAAAAGCTCAAGTTGGAGGATGGTATGAAAAAAACAAACCATTGTTCATGACAGATTCAGCTGATAATAAAGTTGATATGGATGCTGGTGAATTGAATGAAGTAAAAGTTCCTGCGAAAAAGATTGATTACATGAGAAGAGCAATAACTTCACTTTCTCCTAAAGGTGTAGCTGAACCTGATATGACTCCTCGTGGGTCTGTAGTTCCAGATTCAGCAGGGATGCCAGTAAATGCATATGAATCTTCTAATAAACCTGGAGAATCTAAAATACATAATTATTCTTGGATTGAGGCACTTAACAGTGTTATACCAACATTAAGACCTAGTGATGCAGAAGAATTAAATGCCAATCAATTGCTAGGAGAAATGTATGCATTATCAAACAATCAAGAAGAACCTGTACAAGCACAGTTATTTTCTCCTGAGTTAATTAGTCCTTATTCAATTTCTTTACAAGATCAAATGAATGAGATCACTGCTCAAACAAGAGCTGCTCAAAGAATGGCTCAAGGAAATCCAGCTGCACAAGCTGCTATTGCTTCACAAGCATACGAAGCTATCAATAAAGTGAAAGGTGAAGAGTTCAGAATGAATCAAGGTATGGCAGATAAAGTGTACGCAGGTAACATTGCTGCAATGAATGATGCTAAGATTAAAAACTTAGGAATCCTTGATCAGCAATATGCTAGACAAGCACAAGCTAAATCTAATACTAAAGCTGTTACACAAGCTGCATTGAATTCTATCTCTGATAAGTATGCTAGAAACGAAGCATCTAATAGAAAATTACAGACATATGAGAATATGTACAATTACAGATATGATGCTAATGGTAGATTGGTTAACATGAATGAGTTGCAACAATTTAATGTTGCAGGAAATACATCTGCTAAATCTCTAGGAAAAGATGCTCCTGCAGAAGGATATGAATATATCTACGATAAGAGTGGTAAAACTATAGATGTTAGAAAAACTCCAAAGGCAACAGCTAAAAATGGTTCTATTGTAAAATCTATAAAGAATCTATAACTAATTTAATTATAAAGAATTAACCAAATACATTATGGAGTATTGGATAATATAATTATTCATATTACATTTGTTAAATAATAAAACGCTATGGCAAGTTTTACAGGAATAATCTACATGACTACTAATGTCATAAATGGTAAAGTTTATATAGGACAAAGTAAAAGCAATAATCCTTATTACATAGGAGGAGGTTCAGAATTAAAAAAAGCTATTGTTAAATACAAAAAATCAAATTTTATCAAAGTTATACTAGTAGATAATATAGAATCTTGTGAACAGTTAAATTGTTTAGAAAGATTTTATATAAAGTTATATGATTCAAATAATCCTTTAATAGGATATAATATAAGACCTGGAGGAGAAAACAGATCTTTTAATCATACTAAAGAAGCTATTAATAAAATCAAAGAAAGAAGTAACCAACAAGACAATAAAGAAAGAATTCTACAAATTCAAAAATTAGCTGCTAAATCAAGAGAAGGTAAACATTTAGAAAGATATTCAAAAGAAAAAATGATGACTTCTAGATTTGGTAGTCTTAAAAAAATATTTGTATATTGTAAACAAACTAAAACTTTGTTACATGTATGTACTTTTTCAAAAGATGCAGAAACATTAACTAATGTCAAAAGATCAGCAATAAGAAATAATCTTTGTGGATTATCTAAATCAGCTGGTGATTTTATTTTTGATTATAAAAATAATATATAATGGGTTCATTTACAGACAATCCTCAACTTCTCGCAAACTTTAATCCTTACGTAGAGCAACTACCAGTAGATGCTATGCGTGAGGTTGGTATGTATAAACAAGCTAAGTATGATGAGGGTGTACAAAAAATACAAACTACAATTGATAATGTTGCAGGACTTGATGTTGTTAGAGATGTAGATAAAGGATATTTACAATCAAAACTTAACGAGTTAGGTAACAGTTTAAAAACTGTAGCAGCTGGTGACTTCTCTAACTTCCAGTTAGTTAATTCTACAGCAGGTATGGCTAATGCTATTGCTAAAGATGAAGCTGTTCAGAATGCTGTGTCCTCAACTGCCTTTTATAAAAAGCAGAGAGCTGAAATGGAGAAAGCAGTGTCAGAAGGAAAGTCATCTCAATCTAACATATATGATTTTAATAAAAAAGCAAATGCATGGTTAGAGTCTTCAGACTTAAAAGAATCATTTAGTGGCAGATACAATCAATATGTAGACGTTAAGAAAAAAGCTTTAGAGGCAATCAAAGCACTTCACCCTAACTTAAGAGAAATTGATATTTCTTTTGTAATGGATGATAAAGGTAACATTGATTACAACAAAGTTTCTGCTGCAATGAAAACATTGAAGGTTGAAGGAATTAGTGAGGGACAAATTCAACAAGCAATTTCAGCATCGTTGACTCCTGATGATATGAATCAATTATCACTTGATGCAAATTATCAGTTTAGAGGATATTCACAAGATCAATTGAAAACAAATACAATAGATACTTATGAAGCTACTAAGAAATTTAAAACTCAAGAACTTGCTCAATTAATTGAAGATAGAAAGCAAACTACTGATCCAACCAAACTTGGAGAAATTGCTGAAAGAATTGCTAAGTATGAAAAAGAATTAGGTCAAGATGGTGATTCTGGAACATTAAAAGAAACTTATCTAGAAAGAATCAAAAGAATTAATTCTGATCCCGATGGTGTGAAGTTTGATATATACAAAGATGGATTTGTAAATCAATATGCTAATGCTTTCAAATGGAAGTCTGAATCTTCTAAACTTGTAACTAGTCCATTAACTGCTCAAAAGAACTTTGTAGCAGAAATGAATCATAAACAACAGGTATTAAAAATTGATACATATTACAAAGGTAAGAACTTAGAAGTTTCTCAAATGAATGCTCAGACTCAAAGAGACAGAAATAATATAGCAAGGGAGAAGATGTATCAGGAAGCAAGGCAAAAAGCTATAGAAGCTGGTGGTGATCCTAATGCTCCATGGACTCCATTAGGAAATCCTACAGATTCAGTTGAGAAATCATACGAACGTTTCTATCAAAACAAAAAAGATGTAAGTGATGATATATCTTCTGATAATGCTTTATTGTTGAAATCAGGACTTAGTCAAAATGGAATTAATATATTGTTAAATAAATGGCAAGACTCACAAGGTACTGCAAGTATTCCTGAAGCTCAAAAAGCGATCATTGCTAGAATGGCTAAGAATAATAATTATCTAGAGTCATTAAATACATGGAATAATAACTTACGTAAGTCTGCTAAAGACAAAGTATTAAATGATCCTAATAATAAAAAATTAAGAGCTCAATCATTAGCTGGAAAAACATCACTTAATTTAAATTATAACGGTACTAAAGTTTCATTAACTTCTGAAGAGATTGTAGGTTTACAGAGTGCTTTAGTAACTACAGAAAAGTATTCTGAAGGAGGTGGTAAATCTATTTCATCTAGTTATGACATGTCTAGACTTACTCCTAATCAACAAAGATTTTTACGATTCAAAACTATTATTGAAAAGAATAAATCTCCACAAGCAGCATCTATAAAAGCTACATTAAATAAAACTTTGAATTCATACAACACTGCTGTAGGTGTTAATTTAGATATAGAGAATAAAGCAAATCAACAATATTTAAGTGACCTTTCAACATACTCAAATGCATTTGTTCCTCAAATAAAAGCAGTGACAGTTGATAAGACTGGAAAGATTCCTACACCTATTGTATCTAAGTTAAGTGAATTGATTTATGGTACAGGAGCTAAAGGAATTGAAGGTGATGCAAATTTTGCTACATCTACTGCAAGATCTTATTTAAGTTCAGAAAAATTAAAAGATACTAAACTTTTTGTAGAACAGAATGGTAAAAACTATAGAGTTATATTAACTAATTCAGATGGTGATGATCAAATCTTTCAGTTATCTAAAGCTCAAGTAATAAATAACTTTGGTAAAAATTATGTTAATAATTTAGAACAAGATTCATCTAGATTAGTTTATGGTAATGGTGGTACTAACTTAACTAACGATCCATTGAAAGCTGGAATGCAAAAACAATTTGGAGATTTTAGTAATATTAAAAAATTCCAAATAACAGCAGACGTTAAACAAAGAGTAGATAATCCAGATTCATATATTCCTGGAGTGAATATAAAAAAGAAAGATGGTACATATACATACTTTGAATTGTTCCCATTATCAGGAGAGGAAGTTGGATATGAAAGTGCAAAGAATAATTTAAACATGTTGAATGACGAACTGCTAGAAAAATCATTAAGGATGCGTTATCCAAATTATGACTTCTCTAACTTACTTAAAAAATAAAACCTGAACACATGCCAGATTTTGATAAAAATTTAGATCCTGTTTACTACAATAAAGATGTAAGTCTTCCAAACCTTCCTAACCCTAGTATAGAAATACCTAACAATTATGTTGGTATTGGTGAGACAGATAGCTTTGGTAAGAGTTTAGCGGGAAATCGAAATGTAGATCCTATATATCAAGGAGGATTTAAACCTAGTTTAATGACTCCCACTGTAACTTCACAACAGTTATATGAGAATAGAAGATATCCAAACTTTAGTGCAGATACAGTTAATCCAGAAGATCAGTTTGCAAATGCTCAATCTGGTTGGGCAAAAGCTGCTAATGGTGTATTGAAAGGAGCTAACTTAGCAGCAACTACTGTAGCTGGTGGGTTTGGTATGTTATATGGAATTGCTAGTATTGCATCCACAGGAAAACTTTCTTCTATATGGGATAATCCTGTAATGAGAGAGTTAGATGATTGGAACAATAAAGTGGACCAAGAGTATCTTCCTAACTATTATTCAGATAAAGAAAAGAATGCTAATTGGTACAGTAGAGATAACTGGATGACTACTAACTTTGTATTTGATAAGTTAGTTAAGAATTCAGGATTTGCTGTAGGTGCAATGGTATCTGGT